TAAATGAACATGGTTGGTTTGTAGATAACATTATCTATGGCCGTTGGACATTTGAGGAAACAGCAAGAAAGATATTTGAAGCAGTAGACCACTATCAACCTGCTGCGGTAGGTATTGAGAAAGGTATAGCGAAGCAGGCAATCATGTCACCACTAACCGATATGATGAAACAACGACAAAAGTTTTTTCGTATAGAAGAACTAACACACGGCAACAAGAAAAAGACTGACCGTATTGTAGCTGCTTTACAAGGTCGTTTTGAACACGGAGCTATTACTATTAACGAAGGTGAATGGAACGCTGAGTTTTTAGATGAGCTATTCCAATTTCCTAACCCACAAGTACATGATGACTTAATTGATTCATTAGCTTACATAGACCAACTAGCAAATGTTTCATACTACTATGACTACGAAGAAGACACCTTTGACGTACTAGACCCAATAGCAGGATACTAATTTTATGAATCAAGACGATGATATGATACACGGCCAGACTTTAGAGTCTTGGGTAATTAACAAGTGTGACCAGTGGCGTGACCACTATGAGAGCAACTACGCGGAGATACATGATGAGTACTATCGTATCTGGCGTGGTATCTGGGACAGGTCAGACACTATGCGTGACTCTGAGCGTTCTCGCCTTATCTCTCCTGCTACGCAGCAAGCGGTAGAAAGTTCCGTTGCAGAGATTGAAGAAGCTACATTTGGTCGTGGTAAATTCTTTGATATTAAAGATGACTTACAAGACCCAAACCCACGAGACATTGGTTTCCTACGTAATCAACTAGAAGAAGACATGCACTTTGCTAAGACTCGTTCTTCGGTAGCTGAGTGTCTTATCAATGCTGCTGTATTCGGTACAGGCATTGCAGAGTTGGTATTAGAAGAAGTAAAAGAGTTTGTCCCTGCAACGGAAGACAACGAAGAAATGGGCATGAAGGCATTTGGCGTGTATGAAAAAGACCGCTTCCTAGTTAAGCTAGACCCAATCATGCCTCAGAACTTCTTGATTGACCCACTAGCTACTAACATTGATGATGCACTAGGTGTAGCTATTGATAAGATGGTTCCGTACCATCAAGTTAAGCAAGGTATTGACTCTGGCATATACTTGGACGTAGACGTAGAGAAGGACGTATACGACCCGGAACTAGAAGATGCTAGTAAAATTACTACGTTGTTTACTGACGATATGGTACGCCTAACTAAGTATTACGGCCTAGTACCTACAGAATTGCTAAGCAATGTATCTGACGATGATGAAGTTGAAGACATTATCCCAGTGGACAAAGACCAAAGCTACACTGAAGTAATTATAGTTATTGCTAATGGTTCTACAATCCTAAAGGTTGAAAACAATCCTTACATGAAAAAAGACCGACCAGTGGTTGCTTTCTCTTGGGACTTAGTACCATTTAAATTCTGGGGTCGTGGCATCTGTGAAAAAGCGTATAACAGCCAGAAAGCATTAGACACTGAGCTACGCGCACGTATTGATGCTTTAGCTCTTACAGTCCACCCTATGATGGCTGTAGACGCATCTCGTATGCCTCGTGGTGCTAAGTTAGATATTAGGCCGGGAAAAACTATTTTAACTAATGGTTCACCTGCTGAAATCTTACAACCATTTAAGTTCGGCCAATTAGACCAAGTATCGTTTGCCCAAGCAAGTCAGCTACAACAAATGGTGCAGCAAGCTACTGGAGCTATTGATAGTGCTGGTATTCCTGCATCAATCAATGGTGAAGGCACAGCAGCAGGTACGTCAATGGCTCTAGGTGCAATCATCAAACGCCATAAGCGTACATTGATTAACTTCCAAGAGAACTTCCTAATACCTTTCGTAGAGAAGGCAGCGTGTCGTTACATGCAGTTTTCACCTGACTTGTACCCTATCAAAGATTACAAGTTTGTAGCTTCTAGTTCGTTAGGTATTGTTGCTCGTGAGTACGAAGTAACACAGCTAGTACAACTACTACAAACTATGTCTCCTGAGTCACCAATGTACCCAATGCTAATTGAATCCATTGTGGATAACATGGGCTTGGCTAACCGTGAGCAGATTATTGAGCAGCTACGTCAAGCTAATCAGCCTAACCCTGAACAACAGCAAGCCGCACAAATGGCACAGCAATTACAGATGGCTACGGCTCAGGCTCAATTAGAACAGATGCAAGCTATGACAGCAGAGATTGTATCTCGTGTACAACAAAATCAAGTTGAAACTCAGCTACTACCTGTTGAGGAAGAAACTAGACGTATATCTGCTATGGCTAAAAATATGCCGCTTGATGAGTTTAAACAACTTATTGAAGTAGCTAAGTTAGAGCTAAAGGAAAAAGAAATTAGTAGTCGAGAAGAGATTGTCAAGCTTCAAATGGCAAATCAAAAATAAAATCCTTGACAAGCCATGAACAATATGGTATAATATATTAAGTATATAAATTTAACTAACTTCACCATACAGGAGAATGAATGTTAGAACCAGAGGTAGAACAATACTACAACACTTATTTTGAATTGTTTATGCAGGAGGGTTGGGAACAGTTTATGGCTGATGTCCAACAAGCCGTAGATACAATTCAGATACTCGCAATCCAAGATGCCAAAGAGTTACATCTAGCACAAGGCCAACTGCAAGTATTTCAAAGACTCCTTACATGGCAGGACTCCATAACTAATACTTATGAAGCTGCCTTAGAGGAAGCAAATTACACAGAGGAGTCAGATGCGTAGGCTATTTGACTTCAAGTGTATAAACAACCACGTAACAGAACATTTCACTGAATCCGACCAAAGACAAGTGTTATGTTCTGAATGTGGTCACACAGCAACGCGGATAATTTCTGGTACTTCTTTTAAGTTAGACCAAACCTTTGCAGGTGAGTCTATCAAATGGGCAAGAAGACACGAGAAAGCCGCTAAACAATAATTCCACAATACTTTTATAAGTACGGAGAAATCATTAAATGGCTAAGGTAATAGACCCCCTTGATAACCAAGAACTAAATTTACAAGAAGACGAAGAACTTGTCAACCTTTTCGGCGAACAAGAACCACAACAACAAGAAGAACAAGAAGCTGCTCAAGTAGAGACAACAGCTACACAAGAACCTGAAAGTACTGTCCCTGATAAATATCAAGGTAAGTCCATTGAGGAGATTGTGCAGATGCACCAAGAGGCTGAAAAGCTGGTTGGTCGTCAGAGTTCTGAAGTTGGTGAGCTTCGTAAAATTGTAGATGACTTTATCAAGACAAAGGCAGAAGAAACCAAGCAAGAAATAAGTCCCAACAACTCAATGGACGATGAAGTAGATTTCTTTGACAATCCAAAGGAAGCTGTCGCTAGAGCAGTTGCTGGTAGTACTGAGATGAAACAGATGCAAGAGCTACTTGCTGCACAAAAACAGCAAGAAGTCTTAGGCAAAATTTCAGCTAAACACCCGGACTACATGGAGGTTATTCAAGACCCTGCATTTGGTGAATGGGTTAAAGGTTCTACCGTACGTGTTGAGCTATTACAACGAGCTGACAATTATGATTTTAATGCAGCAGACGAACTATTAACAGTTTGGTCTGAGCGCAAAGAAGTTGTAGAAAAAGTTAAGGGAGTAAATGAGCAAGACCGTAAGCAACAGCGTAAAGCTGCAACAACTGGAGGCAAAGGTTCAGGAGAACCAATCTCTCGTAAAATCTATAAACGTTCGGATATAGTCCAACTAATGATAAGTGACCCAGAACGCTATAAAGCTAATGTCGATGAATTTGACAGAGCTTATAGAGAAGGTCGCGTTAAATAATCTTAACTTATAAAGGTATATAAAAATGGCAGGTTTAGGTAATTCAAATCACGTCACACCAACCAATGTGGACGCTTTTGTCCCAGAGATTTGGTCAGACGAAATCGCAGCAGCTTACAAGTCTAATCTTGTAATTGCTAACTTAGTAAAGAAAATGAGTCATGTTGGCAAGAAAGGTGATACACTTCACATTCCTAAGCCAGTACGTGGTTCAGCTACTGCTAAGGCAGAAAACACTCAAGTAAACCTAATCGTTGGTGCTGATACAGACTTCACAGTTTCTATCGACAAGCACTACGAGTACTCACGTTTAATTGAGGACATCACTGACGTTCAAGCTCTACCATCACTACGTTCTTTCTACACAGAAGACGCTGGTTATGCTCTAGCTCGTCAGATTGATTCTGACTTAGGTACTCTAGGTAACTCACTATCTGGTCGTTACTACATGGACGCTGGTGCTACAGGTGCGTTGACAGCTTATGCTGCTGACACAGTTTTAGCTGCTGACGTGTTCACTGATGTAGGCTTCCGTACTGCAATCCAACTACTTGATGACGCAGACGTACCTATGGACAATCGTTTCATGGTTGTTCCTCCTTCAGTTAAGAAGGACATTTTAGGTATTGACCGTTTCAACAGTTCTGACTTCGTTAATGGCCGTCCAGTAGAGAATGGTCTAATTGGCGAAATCTACGGTGTTAAAATCTATGTATCTACTAACCTACCTGAAGTCGAAAGTGCTGCTGAAAACGGTGCTAACGGTCGTGTAGTTGGTGGTATTCTAGGCCACCGTGATGCGTTCATTCTTGCAGAGCAAATGGGTGTACGTGTTCAGACACAATACAAGCAAGAGTTCTTAGGTGACTTGATGACTGCTGATACAATCTATGGAGTTGCAGAACTTCGTGATGGTGCAGCTTTACAACTAGTCTTCGCTTCTGACGCTACTCCAGCATTAGCAGCACCGTAAGACAATTTGTAAGTAATATGAGGAGAGGTGGGAAACTGCCTCTCTTTTACTAAGGAAATTATTTACATGAGTCCTAAGAATGAGATAGACCCCATAGAGTATGGGAAGCTACTTAGTAAAGTAGAGTCATTAGAAGAAAAGGTAGGCTCAATGGAGCTTGACCTAAAAGAATTATTAGAACTAGCCAATAGGTCGCGTGGCGCGTTTTGGGTAGGTCTTAGTTTAGCATCGTTTATGGGTGCTTTGGCGACTATATTATTTAAACGATTTTTGGGGTAGTGTATGGCAATATATAGAGGCACTGGTGGCGCAGGGGATTCCACTACAGATGCTACAGTTACAGAGGTAACAACACAAGCTACTAATGCTGCAATATCTGCTGCTCAGGCTTTAACTTCCGCATCAAATGCAGCTAACTCAGAAGGTAATGCATTAACATACTCTAACTCAGCAACTGCTAAAGCTAGTTTAGCAAATGATTCTGCTAATAATGCTGCTGACTCAGAAAGTAATGCAGCTTCTAGCAAAACATCGGCAGCAGCTTCAGCCGCAGCAGCCTCTACTTCAGAAAGTAATGCATCTACTTCAGAGAATAATGCAGCAACTAGTGAGACTAATGCAGCAGCTTCTTTTGATAGTTTTGACGATAGATACTTAGGTGCTAAAGGTTCTGCACCTACTGTAGACAATGATGGTGATGCACTTATAACAGGTGCTTTATACTTTAATACTGTAGGTAATAAACTACAAGTATGGACAGGCACAGCTTGGGGTAACATAGAAGGTGACGAAGGTGTTGTAGAGTTAAATGACTTAACAGCTTCAGTTACTTGGGCTAACGTGCCAGACGCAAACATTACGCAAGGTAGTGTAACGCAACATCAAGCAGCCTTATCAATCACTGAGTCACAAGTATCTGACTTACAAACATACCTTACTGGTAACCAAACCATTACACTAAGTGGTGATGCTTCTGGTTCTGGTACTACGTCTATTGCTGTTACAGTAGCAGACGATTCACACAATCATATTATAGCTAACGTAGATGGTTTACAGACTGCACTAGATGCTAAAGGTACATTGTCTAACGTAGTAGAGGATACTACCCCACAGTTAGGTGGTGCCTTAGACTTAAACTCTAATGACATTACTGGTACAGGTAATATAAACGTAACAGGCGGCGTAACTACAACTACAAGTATTGATGTAAGCGGTACTGATAGTAAATTAAATCTAACCGCTACGAATACT